TAGTAATCTTTGTACGTCAAGCACATCTGAAGCATCAGCTGGGGATGTAGTTATTCGTGTTCTTGGTTCTGAAATCATACGTCTTTACCTTTTTCTTTGTTTTTTAACTTTTTATCTTCTGTTTTTTTAGCTTCTAATAGAGCAGAAGCTTTAACTTGCTCGTTGACAAAGCTATAGCTTATATATTTAGTTTCTACCGCATCAGTAAATCGCCTACGCCAAAAAGGATCAATAGGAACGCCTGTATCTGTTGCTAGCACTTTATGAACAGTGCCAGCCTTGTAGCAAGAAAAATCTTTTAAGATTTTAATTAAAATATAATGTTTTTGCATAAATAAAATATAACACAATTAAAAAAAAAAGAAAACTAATTATAAGGAATATCATCTAAATTTACTAATAATTCTAAAGACTCATCACTAATGTTATTTCCAATTTCACCATTCACGTCTCTAAATGCAACAGAGGTATCTTGATTATATACATCTTCTATGTTTAAAGTGGACATTATCTCAAACACAAAAGAATGAACAACAAACGGAAGCTCAAGTCGCTGCATCGCTGCTTCCTTGAGGGTACAATAATCCGTTTCTTTCATGTTAAACGGCGAAGGAAATCGCCTATTTAGCATTGTAACTACCAAAACTTCTAATATATCATCTCTATAATCAATTGCTTTTCTAACACTTATATTAGAATTATTAGGAACAAACACAAAAATAGAAAACGTATCAATAATTCTAGCGCCAAAAATAGTCTTATAAGCATCTGGCGATACCACCGCGCTTGAATACTCCACGTCGCTCGCTGAGGCAGTTACATTATCCAGCACTACAAATAAAATAAATTTACTATTATTTTGTTTAGTGTAAGCTGCTAACATACGATCATCCGCCTCTCCGCCATAAATCCTAGCTTTTCCCCTACATATTACTTTACCAAATAACAAATAAGCAGGTGAACCTATTGTTTTTACTAAAGGAAATTTAACTTTAAAATCATCTATCACCATAACAGAAAAACTTCCATTATAGCCAAAAATATTTAAATTCTCTAACAATTCAGGACTTCCACTAAAATCTAAAATAAAACCATCTGGCTTTTCTATAATAAATTGTTTTCTATTAGGAACTTCTATTAAAGCATGTTCGCCGTTTAAAAGAACTTGATTAAACCCGTGCAAACTAACTGTTTTATGATAATTGAGCGTTAAATCATGATTTCTTTCAGTAGTAAATCTTATATGATCAGCTGTCTCGTAAAAATCAATAAGCACATTAGGGACTAACGTGTTCATTATACTTATAATGCTGTTATCTCTTAATCCATGCTCTTCCTCAAACTCTACAACAGCTTCTAATCCTGTGCTTGTAATTTCCTTAACAATTAAATCTTCTGAAAAAAAATCAGTATAAAAAGGTAAAACTCTAACTAAATAACTTACAATATCTGATATTTTCATACTTCTTTTGCAACTTGCAGTCTTTGTTTAATGTTTTTAAATATCTCACGCTGTATATCTTTTTTAAATGTCTCTGCCGTAGGAGCTAAATAAGGACGGGGCTGCATTTTACTCGAACCCTCCTCTAAAAACTTTGGATAATTACTAAGACTGATTGGCAAAGACAAAAAACTCCCTTTTTTATAACTCCCAATGTATAACGTCATTCCCTCTATCCGCATCCCAATAGAAGAAGAAAGTGCACCAGAAAACTTTGCAGGGAACTGAAAAGGAGCACTTGAAACATGAAACAATTTATACCTCGATGTAAGAGGATCAATTAAATTTCTATATATCTTTCCACTTTTTTTGCCAGATACTATATTTTCTTTAATATGAGAGACCATTTGCTTACCAATTTTTTTATACGCATCGGTAACACTGTTCTTTAGTATAGTTTTAAATGTACGCGGATTTAGATTCTCAAGTAAAGCAGGGAACTTATAAGTGAAATAAACTGTTTGCATAATGATAAAAAAAATATATAATATTAATATGTTTAATAACGAGAAAAAAAAAGAATTAACAAGCCAATACACAAAACTTCATAAAAAACTATTAATTTTAATACTTTATACTATAACAACCAGTAGCATCGTTTTTCTAGTAGTGCCAAATACTACAAAACCTTTTCCACTATACTTACTTCCAATGTTGCTTCTACTAGCATATAGCATACTTACGCATATTGAAATAAAGGAAATAGAAAAATATGTAGAAGAAGAAAATATACAAAAAATAAAAACAGCAAAAAGAATTATGCTGTCAATCGTTTATTCTTTTCTGTATGCAACAATCGCCGCAATGCTAGTATTAATTTTTATTTATATCAACTAACTTATCGCCTCTAAGCAAACAATTTAATCTTAAAAACTGATAATTATCGTCTAAATTAATAACTGAAAGTATTTTAAAGTAATCTTCAACTTCAGAATCGTCAACTCTCATTATTGAAATCCAATTTTCTGCAGTTATTCCTTTTTTATATCGAATATCAATTATGTGTGTTCTAGTGTTTGCGATATTAGTAGCATCAAAAAAAATAGAACCAGCAGTAGATGCCTGAACATTTCCCCAAACTATCCACAAAAGAGAAAAATCCATATTGAAATCAATATTATTTTCATCTCCCGTCAAAACGCGATCGTATATTTTTACCCTTCTACGCATAGAGCCTATGCACACCCTACTTTTGTTTCTTACAATTTTTACACATTTTGCCATTAAAGAAACCACATAAGATTTTTATTGTACTTACCAACTACCAGTTTGAACGCTTCAGGAAGCAAAGAAATCGCAGAGGAAGAAAAAGAAGAATCACAATCGCCCCTATTCTCATACAAAAAGGCAACCAAAGCTAATAATCCTAATTTTATATCAAAGTAATTCGATGTAATCTCCACCGCCGCCTCAAACTTGCCAGCAACAAACTCAATTAAAATACTCTGACTAATAACATCAACATCTGTGGGATAAGAAGCTCCAGCTTTTAAAATAATTACAGGAGCAGAAGAAGCCGTATCAATATAGTATAACGAGCTATCTACATCAGTAAAAACACCTTCTTTTAAGTATTTATATGAAGATAAAGAGCTAAAAGGATACTTATATAGCTTTTTAATGTTGTAAAAACAATCGGCATAAACTCTATACCCTGTTTTCATTAATATGAAATCCGTAGCTTCAACAAATAAGTTATATGCCGATGCTATCATTATACTAATCACTGCGTCCTCGTTCGTATCGGAAGAAAGCTTTAAAAACTCCTTAACTTCTTCCAACGTAATTGGTAGCTCTACTGGCGAATCTGTAATATCATAAACATATGACCGTAGCTCGCTATCAATTTTAAACAAGCCCATAATGCATGTTACCTATGTTTTTTTTTCTTTTTTAAGCTACTAATGTCTAATTCAGGCTGTTCCTCTTTTTCAATGTCTTCAACAGTTACTAAATTAACTTCCTTTGCATATTTGCAAGCAATCAAATCTTCTATAATTGCCGCGTCCGTTAAAGTAACAACCTGATTCTTATCATAATCAGTTCGTTTTAAAATGTCATTACGGGCATAGTAAGTACAATCTTTTAAAATTTTATACTCTGGCATTTTTTAACCTCTTTATATTAAGCATATAATTCTTTTGTCATCGGTGTAAAACCGCCTACGCCACCAAATATTAAATGAATGGTAGCTCCCGTACCAGCGATTAACGTTGACACTATTTTTGCTCTAACATATCTACGAACTGAAAAAGCACCTACGCGTGGCAAATACCCACCTGCAGCAATATCAGCGTCAATTATACAAGTATCATCAGGAAATAGCTGCCTATTGCTTTCCATATCGTACCAAGTAACCTGATCATCGCTATGCTCTAAAGTAACGGTAAACGTACCATCGTTATAGCCAGATACATCGGCAAAAAAACCAATCCCATACATGAATTTTGTTGCGTCAAAAATCTCAGAATACGTGGTGGTATTTGTAGTAATCGCAGTCTTAAACGCAGAATAGTATGCTACCCCGCTTACAATATCTCTAAATGCAGTCATAAGAAATTCCCCCTAAAATTAAGATGATTTAACCTTTAATAGTTTGATACCATTAAAATCTACAACACGTCCATCATGCCTAGTAGCAAAATGTAAAACGTAACCGCTTGGAAATGATACAGGCTCGCCATACCCATTATCATACTGTTTTACAGCTATTGGTGCATCACCATAAATCATATATGATTTTGAAAAATCACCAAAGGCTATGGGTATAGAATTAGGAGCTATTTCAGGAACATCAGGAGCAAGTAAAACAGGGCGACCCATAAGTTTTACGCCTAATCCATTCAAAAGTAGCTCAGAAGGATCAAAGATATAATCGCCAACAGAATTTTTTAGCTCTGTAATCTTAACCCATGTAAGCTCATTCATAAGCCATTGCGAATTAGGAAAATAAGATTTTTGCAATAAAGGAAATAGATTTAATAAATCATTCCCTTCAATATCACCAATTCCTATAGTTTCCGCCGTAGCTAGTTTGTATGGCTCAAAAATCCTTTTGTCAGCCCAAGCGTCATAAGTAAATATGCCTTTTGCACTATTTGCTCCACTACCAAGTATGTACTGATAATTTTTGTCAATTGAGAAATGAAGAGCAACAGTAGACTTAATGAAATCTAAAAAGCCTATAGTAGTTGAAGCCTCAACTAGCTGATCAGTTATTCCGATTTTAGTGTCAATCACACTTACATTGAACGTTACCTCTCCAAATTTCAAAACAGTAAATGGTGCGTCTCCAGACGTCAATTCCCCACTTTGCCTTCTTCTGTATACATCTCTTAGCTGTATAGGATATTTAAACCCAGATGCTCCGCCTATAATAGGTATTTTTCTCGCAACAGTATCAATTGGCGACTGTTCATATACCTGCTTAATTATATCGTTGTATATAGGAACAGGAACTAATACTCCAGCACTTGGTGCAATACCTACCGCATGAATATCATCAGGCAAAGAAAGCGACATGTCCTTGTGCTGTGCACTACGAAAATAATCCAAATTGCCAGCAACTTGAATCGCCCCTTGCAAAAATGATTCAACTTGAGCTTTACCTTTATCTTTTGAAGAAAGGCAAAAACGCTGTTTCCATTCGTTGTACATTCTTGATACAGAATAAGAAGATAATCCATTTGACGGCTTGCATAAAAATGAAGCAAAATCATATGTATAAAAGTCATCTGCTTCAGTGTTTGCAGAAATAGTAATAGAGTCTGAACCCCTATTTTTTATCTGCATCTTCTCAAGTGAAATTAATTTATCGGAAAGAGCATTAAAAGAAGAATTTAATCCCTGATACTCTGCCGTTGAAGCAGCTAACTTATTCTCTAGTTCTTTTTGTCCGCCTTCTGTGCAAGAAGCTCTTTTAATAGTAGCTTCATTTGCAGCCCGTAGCGTACTAATATCACTCTTCATTCCTTCAACGTTTAATTTTATATCTCGCATCAAATTAACATATTGATCTTTTGCACTATTTTTTTCATCATCTGCAATTTTTTCATTAACCATAAAATCCCCCTAAAATTATTATAAAATTTTTATCTTTGAAATCAAATGCTTACTACAATTTGACGTCAATCCAACCATTCTCCAAAGTTTTTAGCATATCCTTTATTAAATCGGCATACTGACATTTTGCACTGCTTTTTTCATCATCTGCAATTTTTTCATTAACCATAAAATACCCATAAAATTATTATTTAGTAATATTATAAATATCTTTTAGCATTTTTAATGCCGTATCTTCATCATTACATCTACCTTTCGCATCGCGCAAAAAAGTTTTTATCTTTGAAATCAAATGCTTACTGCAATTTGACGTCAATCCAACAGAGAATTGAAAAAAATCCTCAACATCGCGTATGTTAGATATTTCTTCAACTATAGCATTATTATTTAAAAATAATTCATTAAAAGCAGAATAGTGTTTTTTTACATTAGCAGTAAACGGACTATCCATTTTCATTTTTTTAAAGTATCTGTTTATATGAGAAATCATTTTGTTTCTATCTGCATCAGGTATGTTAGCTTTTGTTGCTCCTGTTCTAACAATTAATCTCTGAGCAGCAGAAAAAATAGCTCTCTGCATAGCATATGGTTTTCCATTAATTATGTCAACAAATGGAAACTTGTATGCTCCAAAGTTTTTAGCATCCTCGCTATCATACCAAAAAAAATAATTTTTATAAGAAGCTGACGGAACTTTATCTGAATTTGAATATTCTCTAACGCGATTTATTGCGACTGACGCTTTCCATGTCATATAGGATGTTGGCGTTGGTTGAGGAGCTAAAGCAAAATCTTTAAAAGCTGTTACAGAGAGCAAATCAGTTATATTAGCCGCTTGATCAGCAGGCTTTTCTGTTAAAGAAATCTCTTGTAAGTCAAACCCTAAAATGCTGTCTGTTACGCTATCATACGAACTAGTAATTCCGCTAACAGAGAAAGAATCAAATACTTTATTTTGAATAAAATATAATGCTTTTGCCCCCTCAGAAAAATTTAAATTTAAACTGCCAGTAACAAATAAACCTTTTTTATCTATCTTAACAAGATCAACATCAAAAAAACCTACGGGCATGTCGTCATCATTATGGTTTATATACATAGCAATATTCTTATTCTCACGTTTATACTTTTCAATTGTTGCATCAAACGCGTTCTCAGCCATAAAAGAACCGTAATGATTTACATTATTGAATACGCTAGCATATCCACAAATCTCTCCGTTGCTGCCTAATGACTCCGCCTCAAAATTAAATTTTTCAGCTGACGGTAGCGATAAAAAAGTATCATGTAGCATTTTATTATCACCTATGTGTTATTTTTTCTTGTTGGCACGTTTTTCTTCCTTACTACTTTCGTTATCTCCCTTCTCTTGTGTTTCACTATCTTGGCTCTCTTTATCTTGGCTATCTTGGCTCTCTTTGTCTTGGCTATCTTGGCTTTCCTTATCTTTGCTATCTTGGCTATCTTTGCCATTTTGTGCTTTATCATTTTGTGCCCCTTTATTTTGCCCATTTGCTATAGCTGCATCCAATGGGATATAAGTTGAATTTACTAAAATAATATCGTAGTTATCAAGCGGCTGCAAACCAATTGTCTTACGTAACTCATTAATGGTTACACTCTGCATGTTTGCTTCAGCCGCAGCCTGCTCTATAACTCTTGACTTTAATGCTGGAATATCTGCAATATCATAAGTCAACACTAAATTTGGATTATTATAACGTATAAACAATATGTTAGACAAATTATTTAATATGTGTTTTAACAGAGGCAAAACAGCATTATCATATAACTCTAATTTTGCAGTTTCTTTATTTGCTAAAGTCATTGTATCTGCCGTTATCTTAGGCAATGGGATGCGCAACCTGTTATAAATTGCAACAGAAACATTATTTTTTAACGTCTCAAAATCCATATCCTTATTTGTCTGCCCTATCTGATTGTAATTTAAAGGAGACGAAAATATAGCTAATCTTCCTGCATTATCTGGACCAGAATAATAATTGTCAATCTCTTCACGCAATGCGGCTCTAGTTTCTTGCGTCATAGGATAGCCAACATCCTTAAAAGATAAAATACCAGATAATCTACCGCCGCGCTTTAGTAATGATAAATTATGAATACATGTATTTATATACTGCTCAATTTCATAATAAACAGAATTTACTTTTGAACAGCCGCGAAACGCGTATGGCGAAGGATTTATAAACTTAATTTGATACAATTCTAAGTTATTAAACCTATTTATATATCTTATTTTTGTTTTTGCCGCACTATTAAAAAATGAAAGCTCCTTAGGATAAAAAAAATCTTGCCGAGATGCATTATAACTTACTGCTATCTTACTTATCTCATTATTTGCATCTATGTCAAAAACAACCTGTTCAGGATGGATTATTTCCATTTCTAAAGGAGCAAAATTAATATTTCCCTTAAAAAGAATGTATACTTCCCCCTTCAAAATTAAGTCAAAACCTAAACTACGTATAAAATCAAAATAAAATTCTTTTGTATTTGGATACTTTAAAAGTTCAAGCACAGGATGCTTAACATCTTCCCCAGTTTTAACTTTTTTTACAAAAAGAGATACGGCTAACTCGTCAATAATCATATCAATAGCAGTACCTAAAGGAGCACACATCTTATAATATAAATTAAGCCTGCTATATGCAATTGACGTATAACCTAAAAAAATTAATTGCTCTGTTGTCTCCTTTATCGCAAAAATATTGTCAAAAAAAGAATTATCGCAAGCTGTATTTAGCTTAACTTCATTGCTCTTAGTTAATGGTTTAATTCTATCATTTTTAAAATGTAACATTATTATTTCTTAGTGTATTATCGACAGAATTTGTTTTTCTGTATCTAGAAGGAATAATAAGCTCAAGCTGACTGTTTCCCCATATACATCGTAAAACAAAAACGCAATACCCAATCCCAATAGATAACGTGTCAATTATATCAAACGTATCAGACTTAGGAAACCATAAAACTTCCCTAAAAAACTCATTATACCATGATGCCGTCATTGGCAGATAAATACGACAATCAGCTATAGTAGGCAATATGTTCTTAAACCTAGTAATCTTATCTGTTCTTGGTAAGTAACCATATACAGGTAAAAAGCAACAGTCTTGTAGCAACTGAATTAACTGCTCGCCACTTGATTTTTTTTCAACAACCAAAAACTGTGAATTGTACTTTTTCACTAAATCAAGCGATACGGCAAGCAACTGGGAAATAGTAACTTGATCGCGCCATAAGTCTAAAATGTATATCTTACCACCCTTTACGCCAAAAGTAATGCAAACCGAATATGACCTTTTTTCTGCATTTTTAATTTCTGCTTTTGCAGTAGCCGCTGGATCATATGCCTGAAATACCCAATCAAATTTATCAGGTAGAGAATCATAATACATAAACCATTCTCTCTTTACAAGAAGCTCCTTTGCTACGCTAGTATCCTGCTGATACTGTGCATTGTAGTCGTCAAAAGGGAAAATTGCCTTTTTCTCGTCTAAATCCTTTTCCGTAAGTCTAGAAGTAAGCAACTCTTTATCTTTTGTTCTGTAATCCCCGCCTAAACTTGTAACGCACTTTCTTGCTATGTCAAACTCAGCAGGTAAAAATAAATATTCCCACTTATCTTTCTCAGCACCTAGCAACCTTTCCACTAAATCAAGTCTACTCAATCTCTGCATCATTATAATTGTTTTGTCAGTTGCCGCAAGTATTCCTCTTGAATTAAACGCTTTACTGTAAAAATCCCATACTTTCTCGTGTTTAGACGGAAACAGAGAATCAACAAGGTTTATAGGGTCGTCTATTATCCTTATGCCGCCGCCCTCGCCAGTTAGCTTTCCCATTATAGAGAATGTTGTCCTATTTCCCCTTTGCGTGTTTGAAAAGCATTTTTGCTTATCCTGATCTTCCTTAATTATTATTCTATCGCCCCAAAATCTCCTATACCAATCGCTTTTTACCAAATCCCTATTCTTAACTGCATCTCTTGTTGATAATTCGCCAGAATAAGACCCAATAAGCATTTTCTCGGAAGGGTTATTTATCCATACCCATGCGGGAAAAGCAACAGAACCTATTGTTGACTTTAAGCATCTTGGTGGTAATGCCAAAATAAGCTTACGTATTTTACCTTCATATACTGCTTGAAAATGATCGCACACCACTTTTATATATGGCTCTACTGATAGGTTGCCAGCTTCAATACTGCCCCATGAAGCTAAAAAAAACTCATAAAAAGATTTTTCATATAGTTTTTTCAAAAGCTGATTTCTTACTATCGAAAGATGTGCAGTTTTTTGCAACAAATCCCCCCTACTCTCTTCAAATATCCCATCGCCATTCAAATGCATTGTCTCATTGTCTTGGTTCATTTTTTTGTTTCAGTTTGTATTACAGCTAATGCGGCGTTGGCCACTACAAGCTTATCTCGTATCTCTTCTTCGGTTAAAGCATCTAACTGTTTTTCCTGAAGACTATCAGACGCAGTAAATATGTTATTTGTTATCGGTATATCTTCTTTTGCTACCCAACTATCAGCAAATCTTCTCTCAAGAAACGCTTTTGTAGCTTTCCAACTAAACTGTGCACCATCCGCTAAGGCCTTTTTAGACCATGCAGACGATAATTTTCGCTCTAGTTCTGCCTCCGTCTCACTGCAACAATAATACAGGTCGCTGAATAAAGTATTTCTGCTAAATCTAACGTCCTCTTCCCCTTGATCAAGCCATAACTTCAATGTTGCAGGGGTGATTTTCACGTATTTGGCAGCTCCAGAAATAGAACCACCATCAGCTATATAAGATTTTATCTTTTGCGTCATGGCAGAATTTAACTTGTGTCTTACATATTCAGTTCCTAAGTCATGTTGTCGCTTTAATCTTTCCAACTCTCCTGCTAAACTTGAATTTGAACTCATTTTTTTTCCTATTTTTAACCTAAAAAACTACAATATGAAATTTAAACAAACTAGAAAAGCAATTGCATATGATGAAAATAAAAAATTCTACACATATGCAGAAACTGCCTACATTCTAAACATAAAAAATACATATATCAAGGATTATGTATATATGGCAAGGCTAACGCGCTACGGTTGCCCAGATAGAATAAACTGCTTAATACTAAATGATAAAAAATTAAACTATATGTATAAAACAATGCAAGTAATAACTTATCTTGAAAAACTATATAACAAAAACACAAACAAAAAAAGATTAAAACTTGTTGCAGACGAAGAAAAAGATAATAGCAAACTCTACTACAAACTAGTACAAACATATCCAATACTAAAAGAAGTTAATGCAGAAATACTAAACAGAAAAAAACTAATCAAAGCAGAAAAAAATTTAATTAGTTCCACTTTGGAACATACTACTAAAAATGAAAAAAAAGAGAAAGAAGAAAAAAATCAACTCATGCAAGCCGCAAGCACTAACGTCCGAAACGATAAACTAACAATGAGAAATAAATATGATCAGAAATGCAAAGCAACAAAACTAAACTACATCAAAGAATTTATTAGCTGCAAAGAAGATGCCGAAAAATACAAAAAATTAATAAATTGCAAAAACATAAACAAAATGACCTATGCACAGATCAGCTCATTAATTAATGAAGCTAACGGTATTGAATAATCAAATGAAAAGTTATTGGATTAGCCCCCCTACCTCTTAATTTTTTTTAAAATTTTTAACACATTTTTTTTAGGTATAAGCAGACATTGGTATATAAAAAACACCCCCCCCACCCCTATTTTCGAGTTCGATCCCCCCCCCTTTTTTTTTCATCCGTGAATTTTTTCATCCGTGAATTTTTTCATCCGCGAATTTTTTCATCCGCGAAT